CCCGGAAACAAAGCTTTTTCCAACGCATCAACCAACCTGTCATCAACTGTATTATCAGTTTTTTTGACCATAGCTCGTACTATATCAAGTGCGAGTTTTTTTAATGCTTTTCCACGAAGAAACGCAAAAATGATAGGCTCGATAACTTTTAGCATAATTTTTTTTATGTTGCTAGATTAATAGTAGCTCACTCCTCACACATAGAGCTATAGCCTCTTCTACTGGTCATAAAGGGAGAGGCTATCTTCTTGGTTTTATTTCTGCAACAGCGAGTTCTACTTCCTTTAGTCTATGAAATACCTCTTTCATATCATCGTGCATATCATCTATTTTTGTTGTTAATAATTCTATAGCTGTTGTATTACGAACAAGGTCATCTCTTGATTGTCTACCTCTATAAGAAACAGAACCAACTGAGACAAAACAAGCTGTCAACATAGCTCCACCTACTGCTGCTATTACTTCCACCACTTTACGAGTCCTCAATATATGTCTATTATACAGAAAAAGGCTATGACAGAACAGAAAAAGAAAAATCCGTTCCAAAAATTAAAAGAAGGATTAGATGATAAAGAAGAACAACTAGCTATTATCAGTCTTTTCGTAAGGCTTGGAGTGGTTGTTTGGAGTGGATTTATAGTAACACTTAACTATATATCTATACCCGGCTACAGTTCAGAGCCAAAAGATATTACATTCCCTGCAAGTTTGCTGACAGGTGCATTAGCAACTTTTGGTCTTGAGGGGTCAAAGAAACGTAGTGAGAAAGACAGTAAAGTTGCGGAAAGCGAAGGTATAGTGCAGACTATAAGGGTAATAACTCCTCTTAAGATTGAGGGAGCAGAAGTAATCGACCCCAAACCTAAAAAATGAAAAAGCTACTTCCATTTATTTTTGCAGTTGCAACAACTCCAACTTATGCCGAGATTACGGCTAAATATGTAACTTCAGCACAAATTTCCATTGACTCGCCATATGTAATTACTAATGCTGCACCATCAAGTTACAGCATTAGTGGAAGTAATATTACAACATCTACAGGTACAGGAGAAAATGTTGTTACTAATGCAATCGGTGGATTAAATCTTGGAAGTTTTGATAATAATGGCACGCCAAACGCAATACATACTAATAAAACAGTAACAACTGCTGGTTCAAGCTTTTCGCTTTCCGAGTCATATCAAGCTGGTGACGGGACACAAACTGCGATCACTCCATCTAGCGGAATAGCAACTTTGCCTATTCTTGGTGGACAAACTACAGTAATTTCTGGAGGTACTGCTGGAAACTTAGCCTTAACCTCTGTATCATCAGGAATCCATACTTGTACGGCTGGTGGAAGTGGTACTAGCTGCATTGGATCTACTACTGTCAGCATAGAAATTGACTAAACTCTGGCTGCTGCTAGTATTTATATACCCGATCAAGGTTTTTGCTACCCCAGTAGTCCCTCAGTTCAGATCTGGGAGTTCTACGACTTCATCAACTTCTGAATCTGTCATAAATGAAACTATAACTAGCCATCAGTATCGAACTGGTTATACATTTAGTGTTTCGGGTCACAATATAGAATCAACAGATATTAATGGTTACATCAATCCAACACCTACAAGTGTTAATGAACAAACTGTTGGAGGAGTAAACTTTTCTTGGACTACTTTAGATGGCACAACAAATGCAAGGTGGAAGGTAGCAGTTCCCGGAAGTTCCTTCAGCTTGGTCGAAAGCGTCATGGCACCAGGTTTAGACACAGTTACCACAATAACAAGGACAATAACTACATCAACTACAACAGAATCTACAAGTACATTTGGGCAGTAGCTATATTTCTAAGTCCTGTTAAAACACTTGCTAACACTACTGTTGCAAGTCCTCAAAGCCAATCGACAGGGGTAGTAAATAATAATGCAACAATGATAACCCCTTCTAGTCATCCACAATTTAAAATGTCGCAAGGTATTATCTGCTCTTCTCCTAGCCTTACGTTTACACCCTATGTAACCGATGCTTGGTCATTTAACAGGCCAATAGAACAGGTGACGAGACAGAATATCTATGACGAAAATACTGGAGAAGTAAAATATGTGCAAGAAACTCCTCGCTTTGAAAAGGATAATTACAATTTAAACTATGGTTTTAGTCTTCAACTAAACATACCATTAGGAAAATCTCCAGCCCTTTGCCACGAAGCGACTCAAGTAAATATTGATGCACAAAAATTATTAATAGCTAAAACTAAAATGGAGATGGAATTGTACAGACTTAAGGTTTGTACTGAGCAGGCGAGGTTAGGCGGACAATTTATTGGTAAATATGCTGCTACTTGTGAAGGGATACAAGTTAACATACCTCCTAATCAAGTTTTACCTCATGTACACAAAATTGAAGTAAAAGCACAAAAATAGCCCCTTCAGAATCGACTGTAAGGGGCTTGTAAAAATGTCTGCTTATGTTTGTACCTACGATTTTGGCTCTTTTTTCTTTGTCAGCTTTGTAACAACCTGTTTTACTAATGGTCGTACTAATTGTAAAACAAGCGGAGCAGAAGCACCAACCAGAGCCAAGCTAAACACCCCAACAAACTGAGGGGCAGAAGGTATGTACTGATCTTTGAAGGGTACGTCTTCATAAAGAGTAATGCACTCTTGTTTATTATCAGACAATTTATGACCTGTAACACGTTCAAGTTTTTTTTCGTTANNATTACTATGTCATCTTTTTTTTCTTCCTCTGGTATTTTAGGGGTTTCAGTTTCTGGAATGTTAGGTTCTAAATTATTTGTTGGTGGTGGCTCTTCTACAATTGTCATTTGGTTAGGGTTAAAAACAGGAGGTATAAAATTAGGAAAAGAAAAATCGCATATTGTATATACACCATTTGGGTCATCTAGTAATAAATTATGATTACCTGTGTTTTTTATATCTCGATGCTGATAAGTACAACCTGGTGTATTTATATTTAAGTATTGTGTTAATACAGGAATATCTGGTGAATATGGCTCTGGAATGTATATTTCTGGAATATATATTTCTTGAATTTCAATCGTAGGCATCTCTTGGCTTATATACAATTACATCACAATGACATTTTGGACAAGATAAATTTGTAGACATAGAATATTGCGTGTCCTCCTCCAAGTCTTCATCTCCTCCCCAAATCAACTCGGTTTTACAATGCCAACAATTCATTATTTTTTTGGATTTATTGGAAATGTTGGAATTTGTTTTGATGTTTCTGATGGTAAAGATTTACCTAATACATCAGGCATGAGTCCTTTTACATTATCAAGAACTTGATTCATCATCTTTGCCTTAAATTGTTCTGAAGTTACATACTTAAATGTAAAAAAACCACCGCCCAAGATTCCCAAAACTAGGATCGTAGTTACGATAGTTAAAGCATCTAAAATTTTTCTCATGTTAAAAGAGCAAATAGCACGAGCTACAGCATTAATGTCAGTAGTCGTTTTGTTACTTATTGTAGCTCTATCTCCTCTCTATGTCACAATGAGCTTAATGACAAGGCAAATGCAAGAAAAGCCTAACTAGATTTTTGTGCGTCAGAAGGTTTTAATTCTTCTTCTTGAGCTTTTGTAGATAATAATTGTGCCCGTGCATCTTTTACACCAATAATTGCACCTTGATACCTATGTTCGTTTTGACATTCTAGTTCATAAGACCTTTTTGCCTGTGCTTTACGATTCTGTATAGCAATAAGCTCTTGTTCGTATCTTTTTAAAAGATCATCTAATGGATTTGTCATGCTGATACCTCCATAGCTGTAATTGATGAAGTTCCAGCCATTGTGTAAGCTGCATTACCAACAAATTGTGGTCTATTTAAACGAAAGGTTGTAGAACTCCAAGTTCTTACTGTTAACTTATAAGTAAGTGAATTTGTTGAAGAAGGAGTATCTAAAAAACTATATGAAACAGTATTTAATTTGTTTTGAGCTTGACTTGATTCATCCCCAAATGCAAAAGCTGAATCTCTTGTATTACTAGAACTTTGACTATCTAATGCGGTGGAGTGACCAATATTTGTTGAATCTCTCAATAATCTAAATCCAACATATCCATTACCATTTGTACCAACGGATAAATGACAGACTATC